TCCTATTCATGTTCGAGGTAGTTTGTTGTATAACCACTATCTGAAAGAATTTAATATAAGTGAGAAATACGAGAAGATACAAGAGGGTGATAAAATTAAGTTTATCTTCTTAAAAGAACCCAATACTATAAGGGAAAATATATTAGGTTTCAATTCAAAAATCCCTAAAGAGTTTGGTATACATAGTTACATAGATTATGAGATGATGTTTCAAAAGGCATTTTTGGAACCATTAGATACAATTGTAAAGACTCTCGGTTGGCACACTGAGAAACAGTCTACACTTGAGGATTTATTTTTATGAACATATTGATCGTAGGTTATGGATTTGTAGGTACTGCTACAGAATATCTATTTAAAGACACCGGAACAAACATTTCGATTGAAGATCCGGCACACAGTTACATTTTTATGGAAGATGAAGATTTAGATTACATCTTTTTGTGTGTTCCTACCAATCTTGATCCTGATACGGGCAAACTAGATATTTCTATATTAACAGAGGTATATGAATACTGGAAAGATAAAGGTAAAGTAGTTATTCGCAGTACAATTGGTCCGGATCAAGTTGATTTGTTCCCAGAAGCTATTATGATGCCTGAGTTTTTGAGAGAAAAACATTGGCAAGCAGATGTTGACGATCCTTCACTCCCTATTATAACAAGTGACCATAAACTTACAGATAAGTTACAAGTATTGTTACCACATAAAGTTTGTTGGTATTTGCGTCCGAAAGAAGCAATGATGTTTAAGTTAGCAAGGAACACTGCTCTTGCTATGAGAGTAGCCTTAGCAAATGAATTATATGATATTTGTGAAACTCATAGAATGGATTATAATACAATAGAATATATGTTGAAAGAAGATCCTGCTTTAGGGTATTCACATTGGGAAGTACCTGGACATGATGGTAAAAAGGGTTTTGGTGGAAAATGTTTGCCTAAGGACTTGACACATATGTCTAAACTGTGTTATAATGAAGACAATATTTTACAAAAAGCTATACGTGATAACCTAATTAGGAGAGTATCAGAATATGAGTTTAATTGATAAACTAAAAAAGAACAGCACTATCAAAGATACATCTGTTCTAACCAATTCAAAGTTTTTCGGAATGAAAGACTTGATTCAAACCTCAGTACCTGCATTGAACGTAGCACTGAGCGGACGCCTTGATGGTGGTCTAACACCTGGACTAACAGTATTCGCAGGTCCGTCAAAGCATTTCAAAACAGCATTTTCACTGCTGTTGGCAAAGGCATATCTGGACAAGTATGATGATGCTGTCATCCTGTTTTATGATTCAGAGTTTGGTACTCCTCAATCTTATTTTGACACTTTTAATATTGACAAAGACAGAGTGGTTCATACTCCTCTCACAGACGTAGAACAGTTGAAGCATGATTCAATGTCACAGCTAAACAGCATTGAACGTGGTGACCATGTTATGATTATCATTGATTCAGTTGGTAACTTGGCGTCTAAGAAAGAGGTTGATGATGCACTTGATGGTAAGTCAGTAGCAGATATGTCTCGAGCAAAACAGTTGAAGTCATTGTTCCGTATGGTTACTCCTCACTTGACACTGAAAGACATTCCAATGGTTGCAGTGAATCACACATACAAAGAGATTGGTTTGTTCCCTAAAGACATTCTTTCAGGCGGTACAGGTATTTACTACTCAGCAGACAACATCTATATCATTGGTCGTCAGCAGGACAAACAAGGCACTGAACTGATGGGTTATAACTTTATTATCAATGTTGAGAAGTCTCGCTTTGTACGTGAGAAGTCTAAGATTCCTGTTGAGGTTTCGTTTGAAGGTGGTATCAGCAAATGGTCAGGTCTCCTTGACATGGCACAAGCATCAGGTCATGTAGTCAAACCTAGCAATGGTTGGTATTCAAAGGTTGATGTAGCAACAGGCGAAGTGGAAGAAAAGAAATATCGTATTAAGGATACTTATAACAAAGAGTTTTGGTTGCCTATTCTAAAAGACGAAAGTTTCTTGGCATGGATCAACAAACGATACGCTATTTCAAGCGTTGACGGGATAATGCGTGATGAAGTTACTGAACAAGATATCGAAGAAGCTTACGGGCAAATCCAAGAAGCCTGAAGGAGTATGTGATCGCTGTCAAATAACTATTTGGCAGGGTGACGCAGCTATCTGTTTTCACACAGAAAACGAGGATTTGTTTATCTGTGAAAACTGTATCGAAAATATATATGGTGAAAAAGCCAAAGAGTGGATTGATTAAATGAAAAAATACCATCTATTAGCGATACAAATGGTCGCATACTTGTCAATGATACCTATGATAGTGTACGGTTCGCTAAACGAATGGTTGATACTTTTACTTATGTATTTTCTCATGTTCAGCTTGGGTAGCACAATATGTTATCACAGATACCTTACTCACAGATCATTTAAATGCTCAAAAATAACAGAACTAATACTTTTATTTTTTGGACATATCAATTTAGCAGGTTCGGCAGTAGCCTGGGTTGCAATGCACCGTGAACATCATAGGTTTTCTGACACAGAAAAGGATCCACATTCTCCTGTACATAAAGGTTATCTGAGAACTCAGTTTTTTCATACACTGTATGAAATGGATATGAAGTATGTTAGAGATCTCGTTAGGAACAAACCTGTAGTTATAGAACATAAACATTATTGGAAACTAACATTTTTGTGGCTTGTAATACTACTGTTGATAGATCCTTTTTCTGTCGTTTACGCTTGGTTAGCCCCAGCCGGTTTGTCTAGATTGGCTATAGGTATGATAATATCATATTCCCATCGAAATGGATATGCTCATAATGATGAATGGTTAGGTTGGTTGACTTTCGGTGAAGGCTGGCACGGTAATCATCATAAAGATCCTGGCAATCCATCCTGTCATCCGACAAAAGATATTAGTGGTTGGATTATTAAACTTATACGAACAGATTAAATTTATGATAGTGTTGGTGTGCGGTTTGCCCGGTTCGGGTAAAACTTGGTTGTCAGAAAAACTTTGTGAGGGACAAGAAGATTTTGTACATCTCAATGCAGACTTTGTGAGAGAGGCAGTACAAGATTGGGACTTTGACTATGATTCCCGTCTAAAACAGGCCATGCGTATGCGTGGTCTTGCGTATACAGAAGCAGTATTTGGTAAAATAGCTATAGCAGACTTTGTTTGTCCTTTACATGAGACCCGTAAGATATTTGATCCGGACTACACTATATTCCTTGACACTATAGACATAAGTCGTTATAATAATACTAATAAAATGTTTGTGAAACCAACAAGTGCTGATTTAACTATTAGAGAAAATCTACAAGAAAATTCAATTCATATTATTAGAAAAAGGATAAGAAATGCAAGACAGGTTGGAAAATATAATTTTAAGTACCCTTCTTACTGATGATAATTATTTTAGAAAAGTTATTCCTTTTCTAAAAACAGAATACTTTTCAGGTGAACACAGAACACTGTTGAGAAAAATTCAACAGCACGCTGATAAATATAACAAGTCTCCTACAAAACAAGCACTTGCTATTTCTATTGAAGAAGATAGAACAGTATCAGAAGGTGAACTACCCGCTCTAAGTGAATGGCTGAAACAAGAGAATGAGCAAACGATAGATTACGAGTGGTTACTTGATGAAACTGAGAAGTATTGTAAGGATAAAGCAATCTACAATGCTATAATGGATGGAATTCAGGTTATTGACGGCAGAGATAAGGAGAGAGGTCCTGACGCTTTGCCTGATATGTTATCAAAAGCATTACAAGTAGGATTTGATAATAACGTAGGACATGACTATATTGAAAACGCAATACAGCGTTATGAGTTTTATCATAGGTTAGAAGAAAAAATTCCTTTTGACTTAGCAATGCTCAATGAGATTACAGAAGGCGGACTTGCTAATAAAACTCTGAATGTATGTCTTGCAGGAACAGGTGTTGGTAAATCTCTTTTCATGTGTCATCTTGCAGCTAATAACATTTCACAGGGTAAAAATGTTTTATATATTACACTTGAGATGTCTGAAGAAAGAATAGCAGAAAGGATTGATGCCAATCTAATGAATTTGCCTATAGGTCAGTTAAAAGATCTATCAAAGCAAATGTTTGAAGATAGGATACAAAAGATAAATGAAAAAATCCAAGGCAGGCTTATCGTCAAAGAATACCCGACGGCCTCAGCACACGCGGGACACTTCAAAGCCCTACTCAACGAAATCAAACTTAAAAGAAATTTTGTACCTGATATTATATATATTGACTACCTTAACATATGTAGTAGCAGTAGGTTCCGTGCTGGTTCCTCAGCAAACTCCTACACAATCATCAAGTCCATTGCAGAAGAACTTAGAGGACTAGCAGTTGAACATGATGTTCCTCTTGTAACTGCTACACAGACTACAAGGAGTGGATACAATAGTAGTGATGTTGAATTGACTGATACCTCAGAATCATTTGGCCTTCCTGCTACAGCAGACTTGATGTTTGCGCTCATCAGCACAGAGGAAATAGAAAAGTTAGGTCAAGTTATGGTTAAACAGTTGAAGAATAGATATTCGGACCCCACTAGGAACAAAAGGTTTATGTTGGGTGTAGACAGATCAAGAATGAAACTGTTTGATGTAGAGGGTGATCCTCAGGAAGGATTACAAGATGCAGGTAATGATGATACTCCTGTATTTGATAATTCAGCGTTTGGCAAGAAAATAAGTAGCTTTGAGGGTTTTAAATTTTAAACTTTATAAATAACAAGATACCCATAACAAATATAATATAGGGGATTCTCATGGCAGATGATAAGAAATTCCACGATGCTGACGTAAATGGCGACGGCATTGTAGATGATGAAGAAAAAGCAATGTACCTCGAATTCAAGCGCAAGCGTTTGGAGGATGAGGACGCAATGCGAGACGCCCAGCGCAATATGGCCTGGTTCGCACTTTACGGTATGTTGTTATATCCGTTCGCTGTAGTTGCATCTACATTCTTTGGCCTCGAGTCAGGCGCGTCGGTTTTGGGTGATATGGCGCCAACCTATTTTGTTTCAGTCGCTGCTATAGTCGCCGCATTTTACGGCAAAAGCGCTTTAGAGAAAAAAGACTAAATGAGCACATTCTTATTCGGTGATGATTGGAGAGTACAACTTGCGAGAGGTAAACTCCGCAATGCTCTTCACATCCACAAATTTGCCGCAAACAATTCTCCGGCAAATGGCGTAGAAGAAACTGTTTGGGACGGTTCTACTTTATATCCGTGGGCTACTACATGGGATCTCGGTGCCGCAAATGTACATCTCAAATCAGATGATGCAGATGATGCGGGCATTACAGTCTTTATTCAGGGTCTTGATGCAGACTTCAATGTACAATCAGAGACAGTCACCCTTGACGCTACTGACCCAACAACAACCGCTGTAGCATCTCAAAACACTTATATTAGATTGTTTAGAATGTACAACACTTCTTCACAGCAAGAAGTAGGAGATATTTCAGCACATTACGGTACCTCTTCTGGCATTAAAATCGCTCAGATTAGTGCGGGTGAGGGGCAGACACTTATGGGTGTCTATACTGTTCCAGCGGGACA